GCGGAAGCCTACTCGCTGTTCGGCACCAAGGGCGGACTTGCTTTTGTCACCGCAGCCAAGGAAGGCCGCATCAGTCTTGACGGTCTGTCCACCGATCTTTCGAGCTTCAGCACCACTGTCAGCGATCTCCATGGACACCTCAAACGCTACCGCAGCGGTTACGGTGGCCAGCCATACCGGAATGTCCAGTCGGTTATGCGAGGCGGTTATCTTTATGCGCTGAAGTACGACAGAAAAGGCGTTTACAAGATTAACGCCAATAATTCGGCCGACATCACCCTGATTCCCTTCGGCTTCACCTCGAACTTCAGCGGCGGCGACAATTACGGCTACGTTCAGATGTATAAAATAGGCGACCGGATTCTTGGCTCGGACTTCAACATCTGCTCCGACGACACCATAATCGGCACAAAGAATTATACCGGCCTCAACTATGTCTGTACGCCGTTCTTCCGTTACGGCCCCTATGCAATCAGCTTTGGAAGGTACAGCTATTCGACCGCGTCCGTTTACAAGACGCTGTTCCTCGTGACGCCGTATCTTGCCAGCATCAACAACCTGTCGACCTCCGTGATCAAGACTGCGGATAAGACGATGAAAATCACGTATACGGTAGAGGAAGCATAACAATCTCAGATGGAAGGCGGCTGCCCAATTCGGGTAGCTGCTTTTTTCATGCAAACAAATAAGGAGGATCAAAGGATATGAAAGATTTCTGGTATTCCATTCAAGCGGTGTTTATGGCCATCGGCGGCTGGCTGGGCTGGTATCTGGGCGGGTGTGACGGCCTGCTCTATGCGCTGCTCGGCTTTGTGGTCATGGACTACATCACCGGCGTCATGTGCGCCATCGCCGACAAGAAACTGTCCAGCGAGGTCGGCTTCAAGGGTCTGTGCCGTAAGGTCCTGATTTTTATTTTGGTGGGCGCGGCAAACATTATCGACGTCCAGATCATCGGCACCGGCTCAGTGCTGCGGACGGCGGTGATCTTTTTCTACATCTCGAACGAGGGCCTGTCCCTAATTGAGAATGCAGGACATCTGGGCCTGCCCATCCCGGAGAAGCTGAAGACTGTTCTGGAACAGCTTCATGACCGGGCCGAAAAGGAGGATAAATAACATGAGTAACAGCAGCTTAGTCAATTACACGCAACTCAGCCCGAACTGCAGTAAACCGAGGAACCACGCCATCGACAAGCTCACCATCCATCACATGGCGGGTAACCTGACCGTGGAGCAGTGTGGCTCTGTGTTCGTGCCAACCAACCGCCAGGCCAGCGCCAACTATGGTATCGGTACGGACGGCCGCGTCGGCCTGTATGTGGAGGAGGCAAATCGAAGTTGGTGCAGCTCCAATAGCGCCAACGATAACCGGGCAGTCACCATCGAGGTGGCAAACGATGAAGTCGGCGGGGACTGGCATGTCAGCGACACCGCTCTTGCCAAGCTCATCAATCTGTGCGTGGACATCTGCCAGCGCAACGGCATCTCTCGTATCAATTACACTGGAGATAAATCCGGTAATCTCACCATGCACAAGTGGTTCGCCGCGACCGCCTGTCCGGGGCCATATCTGGAGAGCAAGTTTCCGTACATCGCCGAGCAGATCAACGCTCGGCTCGGAAGTACTCAGCAGTCTGCGACGGATACATCTTCTGATGATCTGCCCTATCGCGTCAGAGTGGTCATTTCCAACCTGAACATTCGTAAGGGCCCCGGTACCGATTACGGCACTGTGGGGCGATACACCGGAAAGGGTGTATTCACCATCGTCGAGGAGGCCAGTGGCACAGGCGCAACCCGCTGGGGCCTGCTCAAAGCCTATCAGGCTGGCCGGAATGGCTGGATTTCACTGGATTACGCGGCAAAGCTCTGACACATCACATTTTAAGGCTCGGTGGGAGAAAATCCTGCCGGGCCTTTTTTTCGTTCAAACGCCACCTTTCTGTCCTGTGGAGCGTGAAGGCGGATGTTATGAGCAATTATTTCTCTAACTTTTCGGCCAAACGGCACTTTGACCTCCATTGGGTAGTGAGGACAGAGGTCCTCAGACTGGAGGACAATCTCATGACAAATGAGCAAAGAGAACGAATCACTACCATGCGACAGGGTGGCATCGGATATATAAAGATTGCACGGGAACTTGGGCTTTCCGAAAATACGGTAAAGTCTTATTGTCGCAGGCAAAAAAGTGTTGTCACTAAGGAAGAAACCGCTCGGTGTGTGGAGTGCGGAAAACCTATTGATATCAGCATGCGCGGTGGTCGGCGCTTCTGCTCCGATACCTGCCGAATGAAATGGTGGAACAAGCATCCGAAAGCCGATATGCCATACACGGCGAACTGCGCCTGCTGCGGTAAAGAAATACAAATGCGCCGCAGGGGCGAGCGCAAGTATTGTTCTCACCACTGCTACATCGCTGCTCGTTACAAGGATGGTGGCGGGAATGACTGATTTTCAGAAAGTCCAAGCCTACCAGTCCGCTATGACACAGGCACAAATTATGCTCAAAAGTGGCATCATCGACAAGGATGACATTGTATCAATTGAGCACAAGTTAGCCGAGAAATATGGGCTTGAAATCGGCAGTATATATCGCGAAATTGACTTGATAACTGTTTCTTTTAGAGCGAACATGGTGTAAGGCGAGGAGGTGATATTATGCCGAAAGCAGTAAGAAAAATGCCGCAGAAGCCGCGATTGGAGCAACCAAAAAAGGTCGCAGCTTATGCTCGTGTTTCCACGGGTAAGGATGCGATGCTCCACTCGCTGTCCTCACAAGTCAGCTACTACAGTAGCCTAATACAAAACCACGCAGGGTGGCTTTATGCAGGCGTTTATTCAGACGAAGCACTGACCGGCACAAAGGACAGTCGAAGCGGATTTCAAAATCTTCTCGCAGACTGCCGTGCCGGAAAAGTGAACTTGATACTGACCAAGTCCATCTCCCGTTTTGCTCGGAACACGGTAACACTACTGGAAACAGTCCGTGAACTGAAAGCTTTGGAGGTGGATGTTTTTTTCGAGGAACAGAATATTTACACAATGAGCGCCGAGGGTGAGTTAATGCTTACCATACTCGCATCTTATGCGCAAGAGGAAAGCCTGTCCGCAAGCGAAAATCAGAAATGGCGCGTCCGCAAGGGCTTTGAAAACGGAGAACTGCTCAATTGGCGGTTTCTATTCGGATATAGCATATCGAAGGACGGTATTGAGATTGATACCGCCAATGCACCGATTGTTCGTGAGATATTTGACCGCGTTATCGCCGGAGAAACCTTCGGAGCTATTAGCAAAAATTTGAACAGTCGAGGCGTGCCGGGTACGCTTGGCGGCAAATGGTGCGCTCAGCGTATTCGTGAAACGGTCGGCAATGAAAAATATACGGGCAACGCCATGCTTCAAAAGCACTACCGAAATAATCATCTGGAAAAAAAGAAATGCCGCAACACTGGTGAGCTGCCGATGTTCTACGCAGAGGAAACGCATCCCGCCATCATCGACAAGGATACCTTCAATGCGGCGCAGGTAGTTTTAGAGAGAATGAAGGAAGCTGCCAAAGGCAGACCCCGCCCACAAAAAAGCGAGTTCACTGGTAAAATCTACTGCCCATTCTGCGGAAAAAACTACAAGCGAAACACCTGCAACGGCTCGGTTGGCTGGAACTGCTCCACTTTTCTCACCGAGGGTAATGCGTACTGCCATGGCAAAAAAATACCCGAAGCTACGCTACAAGCCGTGTGCGCCGAGGTGCTGGGGACGGAAACCTACAACTCAACAATATTCGACACGCAGGTTGATCATATCGAAGTGCCGGAAGATAATCATCTGCGTTTTGTTTACAAGGACGGTAGCACAGTTGAGCGCACATGGGCAGACCGCTCACGGCGGGAAAGCTGGACATCGGAAATGAAGCAAGCCGCTGCCGAGCGAACACGCATCCAAAGGAGGAAAAAACAATGCCAAGAGTAACGACAATACCAGCGACAAAAAACAAGTTCACGGCGCTACCGACAGCGTCCATTGTAAAGCGACGCACTGCCGGGTATGCCCGTGTTTCCACGGATAAGGACGAGCAGTTCACCAGTTACGAGGCACAGGTCGATTATTACACCAAGTACATTCAGTCTCGAGAGGACTGGGAGTTCGTCACGGTCTACACCGACGAGGGCATTTCGGCTCTGAACACCAAGCACCGCGACGGCTTCAAGCAGATGGTCAAGGATGCGCTGGACGGCAAGATAGACCTTATCGTCACAAAATCGGTCAGCCGATTTGCGAGAAACACGGTTGACAGCCTTGTTACCATCCGCAAACTGAAGGAAAAAGGTGTGGAGTGCTATTTTGAGAAAGAGAATATTTTTACCTTTGATGGCAAGGGCGAGCTGCTCCTTACCATTATGAGTTCTTTGGCACAGGAAGAAAGCCGCTCCATTTCGGAGAATGTCACATGGGGACAACGCAAGCGTTTTTCGGATGGCAAGGTCAGTGTCGGCTACTCGCAATTTCTCGGTTTTGATAAGGGCGAGGACGGAAACCTCAAGGTAGTGCCGGAGCAAGCCGAAACGGTACGGCTCATCTATAAGATGTTCCTTGAGGGAAAAACCACACAGGGCATTGCCAATTACCTCATGGAACACGGTATTCTCAGCCCTGCCGGAAAGAAAACATGGCGGTCATCCACAGTCGCCAGCATCCTCACTAACGAGAAATATAAGGGCGATGCGCTGCTCCAGAAACGGTTTACAGTTGACTTTTTAACGAAAGAACTGAGGGTTAATAACGGCGAAGTACCCCAGTATTATGTGGAAAATTCGCACGAAGCCATCATCGCCCCGGAGGAATTTGAAACGGTGCAGGAAGAAATGGCGCGGCGCAAGGGACTAGGCAGAGCTTACAGCGATAAGGCTTTTCACAGTAAAATCATCTGCGGAGACTGTGGCGGTTTCTACGGCCGAAAGGTCTGGCATTCCACGGATGAATATAGAAACGTGATATTTCAGTGCAATCAGAAAT